TTAATTTACCTTTGTATAACCGCTATGATAAACTCTTCAGAGATAACGACACGTTGTTCACCATCAACTTTCACTGGTGTACTCTTTGCCCAATCTAATAAGATTTCATCACCCACAGCAACCTCATTCACTTCTGATCCAATCTCAAGCACTCTACCAGTTTCATTATCAGACATACCAGAAGTACCTTCAATAATAATTCCTGATGATGTTGTTTTTACACGTTCAATGTTTGCTACTAATACATTCTTTTTCAATGGTGCAAATTTCATAATTTATCTCACTTTTTAGTTTTTATAAAAATCTTTAAATCCTAACATACCTCAATCATCGACTGTCTTGACAGATTCCTTTAATTTGACAGGCATTCCCTTTACTAGTCGAATAACACTCTTGGCATTGTGTCCTTTACCAATGCGTTTAGCATCAGCATCATCTTTAGCAATGAACTTACGGACTTGTCCATTACGCATCATCATTTCGTATTGACCTTCTATTATAAAATCTTTAAATCCTAACATGCCTTCAACTGCTAATACTTTATCACCAGTTTTAAAACCTTTTTTTCTCATTACTGTTTTAGCAACAAGATTTACTTCTTTATTCTTTTTATCATATTCAATATGAACTGGGATGTTAATATCAGTACTCATTGATTTCACTAACTCTTCAACCTCTTTACCACCACCAACTTTAGATATTTTTTTACCAAACTTCTTATACAGATCTTTATATATGCCCACCAATTCATCGGGTGTAATCTGTTTCTTATTTCTTGCATCATTTAATCTATCAAAGAAATGTTTAGTAAACACAACATCAACTCCAAGTTGGTCGAATATTTTATCAAGAGATTTCTCTATGACATTAAGTTGTGACTTTGTGATTTTATCATCCATACTAGTTATCCTATTTATTATTTATTATTAACTATTAGTATTTATACAATGTTCTTGGTTATACATTTCAATAGTGTCTAATAATTGGGGCGCCCAATTATCTCTATGTTCAATAAACACTTGTGCTGGTGCGTTATCTACTGCAATAATTGTTACTAGTTGTGTAATAGGTATCCCAGTTCTTTCTTCCCACATAATAGCATACGCGGCTTCTTGAATATAATAATTAGATATCCATGCTTCCTTTTTAGGTTTAGTTGATGTTTTATAATCTATAATAGACATAACACCATCGAATTCACCCACACAATCTACACGACCCGCTAACTTTAAATAGTCAGAGTATAGAGCAAACTCTTGACCATATATTTTACCCATTCTAGTATCAAGGATATCTTTCACTGCTAAGAAAGATTGTATTACATTAGGCATGAACCCTTTTCTATAATCAGGATTGTTCTTTACATATTGTTCTATAATAGAATGGACAGCAGTGCCACGAGTAGAAGCACGATAAGATATTTTATTTGCCTCTTCTTCTCCTACTCGTTTACGCCATGCCTCAATACTATCACGACCTAGTATTGATAATACAGTAGTGACAGAAGGATACAAAGTACCGTCAGGTGTCTTGTATTTTCTACCACCACCATTATATACAACATCTAGATCTTGATAACCAAAATCTATATCAAGTTTTTCAAATAATTTCATAATTTAATAAGGCACTTTGGTTATTATACTTTTCCTTATTTTTATCAGAAGGATCCCGCATCTTCTTAGGAGTGTTGCGTTTTATTTCATCTTTAAATTTATTTTTAGAATCGTATTTTGCTAGTTTTTTTGACATAATATTTTATTTAATTCCTAGGTGTTCTTTAGTCATAATATATTCACGTACAAGACCTGAACGAACAATGTCTTCCCATGTGAATTCCACAGTTTCAAAGTATTTCATGTTAGTAATAATAGACATGAACTTTAAAATTCCATCTCGATCTTTATCTTTAGAGAAGTCAGATTGATAATAATCGCCACACATTATAAATCTACAGTTCTCCCCTATACGGGTAATAACAGAATCTAGTTCGTGAAAATTTAGGTTCTGCATTTCATCGACAATGATAATAGCATTGGTTAATGTAATACCCCGTATGAATGATGTTGATGTGAACTCTATTGCCCCTTGATTTACAAGAGCATCCCAAGCATTAGGTTCTTCTATGAGTTCACTTACAATACCTCTATAAGGTGCTGTATAAACCTCTTGCTTTTCTTCTTCTGTTCCTGGTAAGAAACCAATATCTCTAATCGGAACAACGGATCTGATAATAACCAATTTATCATATGGTGTATCTTTATCCAGAATTTCTTCTAGTGCCAGATACATTGCAATAAAGGTTTTACCAGTACCAGCAGAACCATTCAAAGAAAGATTCATTCCACTATTATATGCTCGGAACACTTTCCCTTGATTCTCGGTAAGAGGTTCTAAAGATGTTAGATTTTCTAATCTTATTTTAGTTGATTTACTATTCATTATTAGTTTTTTGTATGAATACTGTTGCCTTGTCCAGAACCTGATTTGATTTTCTTTAGAACATCATTCCAACCATCTGAAGTTTTTGATAATACACCCCCTAGTTCATGAACTATATGAGGTGAAACTGCAATATATGCTACTTGATCTTTATTGTCCTCTAGGTAAATCTCCCTTGCTGATATTTTCATAAACTTTTCTGTGATTTCTCCAGTGTTTATATTCTTAAACATATAGGTTGGCATTCATATCCTCTATTAGGTTTTAAGACAATCTTACTACTGAAAATATATTATACTATACAATAGCAAGATTGTCAAGACTTATTTACGCTCCTAGAAAGAAATCCTCCAAGTCTTCAATTCTAGAATCAAGGTACTCTCTCTTCTTTTGAAGATCGAATGCCTTTTTGTTTTCACCACGTTTTTCTAATCTCCGCATAAAGTATCCTAGTTCCCTAGAATCCCTCTTTAATCTTTCTACTTGAGGTCCATACATATTCAGTTTCCTGTATATATTTTTACTGTATTTAAAATGATTTAACTGAGAAAACTTTTACTCCTTGTTGCATGGGTTGGCATAATATATTTACTGCTTAATCAATTCTGGAAAGACTTCGTTAACTAAAGACTTTGTAATACCTTTATACACACTAGTCAGTTTCTTATCTTTCATTAGAATAACTAACTCTGCTTCCTTTACATGAACACCTTCAAGGATCTCAATAAACATTCTTTCAACTTTCGGTCTTTGTAAAGCATCACCTTTACCACCCTTAACAAAATAAGAAAATCTATTTGTCACATGTTGTAGTGTGGTTCTAGAATATCCAACAGGAGCATCATCTTGATTAAATGGTGGTGATCCTTTAGGTAAAGTAAATACAATACCATCATCAAATGAACCTCTTAGAATGTCTCTTAATGCTAGTGTATTATTCTCTTTTAAAAATTTTATCTTTGCCTTTTTAGTCTTCAATAAGACTGCTTTCTCTAATACCTCGTGTATCATTAGTATCACGTAAATTCTCCTGCACATTCGATTAATAAACTACAACGGTTCTTTATAAGATAATTTAATACCTTTAACTTACTACTAACTTTCACATTAGCAACTTCTTCTTGGATATTTGACACAAGATCTTTAGGTATCTGTGTTAGATCAATCATCTTACGGTTTCTACAGAAGTTTCTATATGTTTCTGTTTCCATAATAGTATGCATATCATCAAGATTGTCAATTGTATACTTTGCAATCTTCTTTTGTGTCATTGGACTTTGACGGATACCTTCAGAAAATGTATTATCAGGACTCAATACATTTGGCACACCATCACTTGAATCACCCTTTAATAAGTGTTCTAGTAGATATGCTTTAGGATCTGGGTTCTGTATAAATTTCTTTGTGATAGGACTATATTGTCTGATATTGTTGAATTGATGTAACTGAATGAAATCTTTATCACCGGATACAATCATCACTTTATCATGTTGTCCGAACTCTTGGGTATCTAATGCTAATACACCAATAATATCATCTGCCTCACATCTATCAACCTCTACAACCTTATAAGGAAAGTTCTCCTTTAATTCAAGTTTAATTTTATCAATAATCACAAAGATACTTTTCCAATCAATAGGTGATTCTTTTCTTGCCGAAGCCCGTTTAAATTTATATTCAGGATAAATCTCTTTACGCCATGAATAAGAATCTATAGCAATTACCATTTGACCATATTCGGTACGGAATCTTTTATTATACATTCTGAGTGAATTCAGAATTGTATGTCGGATATCGTCTTCCTTTGTTAGTTTTTGAGCAACAACATTGCCAATAGCAATTGCTGAGAAATCTATAATAATCATAATATGTTTCCATTTTTATTTTGTAAGACTTATTATAACTCACATTCAAGGCAAAGTCAACTCTTTTACATGATTTCTATGGATCTTCGCTTGTACTATTCCATTATACCATAGATCAGGATGTAATAATACTTCACGGAAAATCTGTTCCCTTAATTCTACATACGACAATGCACCCTTAGATTTGCAATAAAACAATATCTCTCTTGTAAAGTTTTCTGCTCCTAGTGAAACCACATCAGACGACAACTCTACACTGGAACCATAATAAGTTTTCCAATCAGATTCTACTTGACTCTTAATCTTCTTACGTTTCTTTGTTCCATCCTTTAAGGTCACCATCTTGTACTTAGTCTTAGCAAACTTTGCAAGTTTCTTACCAATATATTTTCTATTATTGGTAAGATTCGTCACCATATAAACGAACCCGACACAATCATCGGGTAATGTTTCTACTAAAGTATTCTGGTGATACCAATCATTATTCAAAATCTTCATCATCAGATTCATTCAAAGGAATTTCATAACCTTCTTCAAAATCTAAATCATCAATATTTTCAGTACCACAATAAGGACAGTATCTAGTTTGAACATTTTCTAGTACTGCCATAGTAGATCTTATTTTATATTCCATTTCACATGCATTACATGTGTGTTCTATTTTATCCATATCACTCATTTCCTTTTTTACCTTTATTCGTTAGGTATATTAATGGTCGCCTATTGTGGACCGGGCGATAGCGGTCACCTCTTTCTACTCAATAGTAGGTGAGATATTATCCATGACACGAAATGCATTCATCTTTGTTAGTGGTTACACCACTTTCAGATCTAATATAATATAAACTTTTTATATAAGGATCTAGAAACGCAGCCTTATGTACCGATGATATATATGCCTCCGATTCATCAGCAGAAAAGAACAGATTAATACTTTGTGCTTGATCTATAAATCGTTGTCTTCCAGATGCCAATGTGATTATTTGGAATTGAGAGATTTCAAAGGCAGTCTTAAAAACTTCTTTCTCTTCTTCCGATAACCAATCAACATGCTGAACAGATCCACTATTCTTAATAATATCTTGGACAGTTTTAACAGAATATACATCACGGTCTTTCATCAACTTTAATAATGTCGAATTTACTCTATCAACCTTTCCAGCAGATGTGTTTTGAACATAAGCATTCTTGTATATAGGTTCAATACCTTGACTAACAGATCCACAAATAAGAGCAGAAGATAAGTTAGGAGCAATAGCAATACGATGAGTATTTCTAACACCATAACCAACACACCATTCTGGTTCACCAAATGATTCGGCCATCCACTTAGATGCCCTTAAAGATTCAGAATCAAGGTGTTTAAAGATTTCTGTATTTTTATAATATGCATCCATACTTTCGAATGAAATCATATTTTCTTGTAGATAAGTATGAAACCCTAATAAACCCAACCCTAATGCTCTACTCTTTTCAGCAAACTTAACAACCTTTTCCATACCCTGTGTTCTTTTACCGATTTCAATTAGATCTTGGTTAACACAATCAAGGAACACGGTAGCATTAAATACTGCATCTGTATCTTTCCATTCATCATACAAAGCACCATTCATTGAAGACAACACACAAGAAAATGTATGATCATTATCAGAATACAAAGTAATTTCTGTACACAAATTTGATGCTTTTACTTCAAAACCTTTATCCTTATACATCCGAGGATTTTGTTTATTGACCTTATCAACAAAAAAGAAATATCCTTTGCCCGTGATCATTTTAAGTTTCATGGCTTTCTGATATCGTTCAATAGCATCAGGATCACCCGCTTCTAATCGTTCAATAAAATCATTTGAAACTATCCAACCAACATTAGCATCATCAGGGTATTTAGAAATATGATTAATCAATTCATGATAATCTGCATGATCAATCTCAACGTATCCCGCCCAAGCACCGCGTCTTTGAGAACCCTGTGAGATATCTCTTGACATTTGAATAAAATCCTTAAGTACTGGTAATACCCCAGACGCACCACCTTTGATGCCATTGATATTTGATCCTCTTGCTCTAATCCCACCCAAGTACCCCGAAGTACCAAATCCATTCTTTGATAGTATTGCTGCTTCTTGTTGAGCACCATAGAAATCATATACAGAATCTCCTACTACCCCACCAGAACAACTTACAGGACAACCAATACCAGTACCCATATTAGATAGAACGGGTGTAGATGCTGCTAGATGACCGCTCCATAGTAGGTTAAAGAAAGTATCTTCCCAATATGGTTTATCATTAGTATAAGTTGCTGCGTGTTTTGCTACTCTAGTATAAACTGATTGTAGATCTGTATACTCTGGTGTTAGATATTTTTCTTTAAGCATTTGCCAAGCAGCAGTTGTACACCAAAGTGGCAATTTACCTTCTGCTTGTAATTGTTTACGTTCTTCACCAAGTTCTTCATAAATGCTACACTCTTTCACCATGCAAATTTTCCTTCTGTCCATGCTCTATTATAATCAGACCCCTGAGAACTAAAAAAATCATGTAGAGTACTACTCTCAAGATCTTTATAGAACCATGATGCTATAGGGTTATATGTAGGGTTAAAGATATGTTTATATCCCAAGTTAGATAAACAAATGTCCAATCTCGATTCAACGAAATGAATCAACTGTTTATCACTAATACCTTTAATACTACCCTTTTCAAAAATCTTACCAATAATCACTGCTTCATGTTCTAGGATAATTCTTGTAGTATCTTCTAATTCTTGTCTAAGTTTTACTTGTTCTGCTTCAGTAATTACACCATCTTGAATTGCTTCATCTAACAATGTTCTGAATAACCATGCACCCGCTTCTGAGTGCAATGTTTCGTCAATAGCAGAAAAGTTAATACCGGCATTTACATTTACCAGTTTATTTTTACCGTTGTTATTAAAGTGTTTCAAGAAAGCAAATGATGAATATAATATAGCACCTTCAATCATAGAGAAGATACCAACAGACTTCAGAATATTATAAACCGTATCACGTTTAGAAACTCTCTTAGAGATCCATTTCATACGATTATTTAATACTTCATCATCCATATAAGCAGTATAGAATTCATCATTATCTAATCCAAGGACTTCATTAATTCTATTGTAGAATGGTGCATGTACCCCAATTTCCATAAAGGCAAATGTTGTTGCCATTCTTTGGATGTCTGGTCTAGGAAATACTTTACTAACATAATTTTGCCAATAGTCATTACCAACCGATAACTCATAGATTGTAAATAATTTTAGTGTAGAAATAACACCATGATATTCTGCTTCGGTAAAGTTGGTTTTAAGATCGTGTAAATCTTTTTCAACTTCAATTTCATCGGGCAACCAGAAGATTTCTGATTGTTGTTTGGCAAACTCTATTGCTGTTTTGTAATCTATCGTGTAAATAGATTTCGGTTCTAATAATCTAATTCCCATTTCATTCCTTTATCAAGTTTCTTAAAGTCAATAACATATTGTATACTATATAGTAGGATTTGTCTACTAATATTTTTATTTTAGTGACTTTTCATAATAAAGAATAATTGCTTTTTGTTGATCTATATATCTTTTCATGTCTTGCACATTTAGGGATATATTCTCATATCCTCTTACTGATATTGCAATGAACACAACTTGACCATTCATCTTTCTGGATTTTTCTAGGAATGCTTCTAAGTTTTTATCTGACACCACTGACCATTCCACTTTAGAAAGTTTAATGGGTTTGGGATGTTTTTGTGGAGTGATCACTGGTTTTATGAATTCAGTGACTGTCACAATTTTAGGTTGAAACAGTGAGCAACTACTAAGGGACAGTAGTAGTATCGGCAGTAATATTCTTAAATAGTTCAATGGTTTCTTGGGTCGAATCGTAATAATATTAATATTTACCCCCAACCATCAATACTAGTAACAGCAATTGCACCATATATTTTTATCATACTATAACCCCTAAATTTAAATTTGTATAAATAACACTAGAAATACTATTCTATAACATTACTCACTTTTTGTCAAGCAATAAAGGTGTTACTCGCGGAACGACAATTCCCAGTAACTCTAATCATTCTACAATGGAAACCATTATGACCAGCACAACTATATATACACAAATTATCCCAACATTTCTTTATATCAAGCAACACTCCAAGACAGGTTTAAAATACTTCGGTAAAACCACTAAGAAAGATCCCTATAAGTATCAGGGTTCTGGTACTCGTTGGACAAATCACATCAAAAAGCATGGTAAAGAATTCATAGAGACCCTTTGGTTATCAGAACCATATTACGACACCAGTATAACAGAAGTCGCACTACAGTTCTCCAATGAAAATGATATAGTAGAATCTAAAGATTGGGCAAATCTCATTCTTGAAAACGGTCTTGATGGTGGTGCTGCTGGAGGGAAACTATCAGTTGAACATAAAGCCAGGATTTCTGCCTCTAAACAAAATATATCTGATGAAACTAAAGCAAAGATGTCTGCTGCTCATAAAGGCAGGAAACATTCAGAAGAAACTAAAGAAAAGATGAGTGCCTCTAAAAAGAATATGTCACCCGAAACTAAAGCCAGGATTTCTGCTGCTCAAAAAGACAAGAAAATATCAGAAGAAACTAAAGCAAAGATTTCTGCTGCTCTAAAAGGCTTTGTTCAAGAAATAGTCCAGTGTCCTCACTGTCCTAAAAGTGGGGGCAATATTATGAAAAGATACCATTTCGATAACTGCAAATTTAAGTGAAACACTTATACCCCCCATTCGAATATCTTTGTCTAATTTCAATTTTAGGTAATGGTGTACAACTACTACTGAGTAGTAGTATCAGCGGTGATGTTTTTAAACAGTTCTTTGGTAGCAGAATTAATTCTATCCTCAAGTAAATTAGGTTTCTTAATGGCAATTTTAGTCAAATTATGGTTAGTGAGTTTGAGTCTAAGTGTATCTAACATTACCTCAGATTCCTGTAGTCGATCTTGTATTTCGGCAGAAGCCTCTTCTCTCAATTCTATTGAACTATTAATTTCTGCTATAGTAGCTTCTTGGATTTCCACTGCAACACTTAGAGTGGCATTATCAGCGGTCAATAGTTCAATCGTTGCTTGGGTAGAGTCATAATAATATTTACAACCAAGACCCAAACCAAGGATAACCATAACTAAAGCAATTGCACCATATAGTCTTATCATAACCCGTTAGATGATCTTCGTCTAATTGCTCTTAGTGCACCTGTTTCTTCATTTCTTAGAATGATAGTATGACCTCTATTCTTAGCGGCGTACAATTTGATACTCATTTGATTATCATCTTCTTCATCAAGGAACTTTGACCATCTTTCGAATTTCATTCTACCCGTTTCAAACTTACGAAACACATCAGCAGAAACATTAAACTCTTTATGTTTAGGTCTTCCATTAGGATTCATATCTACACCACCACCGGATACAGAATTTGAGGCAACTTCTTCTTTCATTTGATTATTTCTCCAGAGTTGATAAAGATTTCTTGTTTAGTTTTTAGGTGATATACTTTATATATAGGTTCCCCAAGAGAATATCCAACAGGTTCTAGTGCTTCATTAACTTTAATGTTAGTACCCTTCGAGGCAATTACTTCACCAGTTTTAGGAGAAACCCCTTCAGTTTGCAAAGTATAGATTCCTGGTAGCAGTTGTTTGCTTTCATTAAGATACCAAGTGGAGGATTCTGTTAATTCCTTTTCATTAAAGGAAGCATCCATTTTCTTTAGAACTTTTAGGATTGCTTCTTCGGACATACCGGTTTCTTCTCTGATCAAGAAAATAGCAGTTGCCCATGATGCAATTTTAGTTCTACCGTATGGTAGTAATCCAATTAATCTTTTAATATTAAAGACTAGTCTATGGAATATTGTATATGAAGTTTTTTCTTCGGGGGTTTTTAAGGTAGATCCTTTTTTTAGTACTTTACCTTTTGCATCTATAACACCAAGTTCAAATGCTTCGGTTTTGTTCCAAGGTGTAACTAATAGTTTTAAGAATCTAAAGGCATAAAATAAATCACCTGTTCTTGATATAATGCTCATAATAATTTACCTAATTGTTTTTTAAGGGTTGACATTTATTGAAAAGTGTAGTATAATAGATCTGTCACTAGGGAAAATTGGGATAGGGTTATTAATCAACATGTTATATATTATAATCGTTTAAACTGCATTATAACTAGAACTAATAGGTATCAATGTACTAATAACGATATTAAGTGAAAATAGCACTATTATTCATGTTAGTAATCAGTATGTTATAAAGGTTAAAATCGTTTAAATCATATCTTTCTAAGTCTTTCAACTAGTGTTATATCCAGAGGTACTTCAACTTTATCCTTTTCATTTATATAGTTCAAGTAAACAAGAAGAGTCTTTATCACTGACCAATGTTGTTCTTTAATTCTATACCATATCATTTTACTTGCTGCATCTATACCGAATACATTGAATAAGACAATGGTATGAT